AGTACTCTCTTTCACCCTCAGAGATAACACCACCGAAGGTAGACTTAAGGTTGCTTAATACTCTGTTTGCTAGTCTAAACTCTAACTCTGCTCTGTCAGCAGGAGTAGTACCTAAGAACTTCTGTACACTCGCTGTCATGTTGGTTATTGGACCACCAGTTTTTACTGTATCTAACAAGGCTAAACCTTCTTGAAGACCTATAAGATTATCTTCAATTTCAAACTTAGCGCCCAACGCATCCATACGGGCTTGACCAAATAGTTTGTCATTATTGATTTGGTCAGCAGTGTCTATCTTAGCTTCTTGTTTTTCTGCAAAACTAACTCCTGCCTCAGTAATTATCTCTATGTCACCAATAGGCTCCTCTGCCGTTGTAGTTCCTAAAGGAGCATAGATAGTATCAAAAGCCTGTGTTACATTACTAAAGCTAGTAGTTGCGGCAAACAAGTTACCTTCTTCATCTCTAACAGTATATCTCTTGCCCTGTCTATAGCTATCACTTTGCTTTTCCGCTAGGAAGTCCTTAAAGTTTGTAGGGGTAACTACACCTTCGGTCGCTAATACGTCTAAACCTGAGTTAGGGTATTTTTGTGACAAGTAAGTAGAAAAAGCAGCCCTTCTGTTTTGTTCTTGCTGACTCTGTGCCTCCGCTTGAACCCTTGATGCTAGCTGTTGCGCTAAAGCACCCTGACCTACAGTCTGTAGTTGTGCTATGATTTGTTTTTGTTGAGCAGGAGCCACAGTATCAAAGTTAGCTATCATGTTTGATATTTGTCTTTGCTGTGTAACTTCTCTGGGCTCTTTGCCTAACATTCCTAAAACAGAACGACGAAGGTCGCTACCCGCTTGTGCCGTAGGGCTTATGGGCTTAGAAGAAATACCTGTAAACATTCCTACAATATCTGGTTGTTGTGCCATTGTTTTCTCCTAATTAAAATATATCTTTTAAGATTTCGTAGTAAGTTTTGTCTCTGTCAGCTTTTGCGGCATATTCTTTGTCAAGCAAAGCCATATAAGGGTCAAACGCTTTCTGCACTATAGTGCTATATAAAGACGCTCCCTCACGCGCACCTAAGTCTTGTAGCTGTGCTACATTAGTTCCTGCACCTAGAAGACCTAGAGCCTCTGTTTGCGGAGTATAAGCACCTGCAAGCATTTTAGTACCCATATCACCAAACTGACCTAGTTCAGCTAAAGATTGTGTCCTTGCGCCTAAGTTAGCCTTAAGCATAGCTTCTTGTCTTGCTTGCTCTTGCGCTAATAACTCAGGATTAGCACCCCCGTATGCCGCTGAACTTAACCCTAAGCGACCTTGAGCCAACATACGCTCTTCTGTAGCTAAACGCTGACGTTCTTCTTCGGGTCGTTGTATGGCTCTAAGTTGTTCGTACAGTTCAGCCTGTGCTAAACTAGGGTCCATCATTGCTCTATCGAACATAGCGGCTGAACCACTCAACAGGCTACTTTCTAAAGCTAACTCTTCAGGACTTTTTGTTAGTTGTACTGACAGTTGTCCTGTGTCTGGGTCAACGGATGTTGTAGCCCCACCGAGGCTTGAAGCAACTGTATACGGTTTAAACTTAGCCATTTCAGCGGCTTCTTCACCGTACAGTTCCCCTACACCTAAGGTATCTAGCTGTTGTTCTTGAATGTCCTCTAAACCTTCCTTCATGTATCGGTCAGATAGATATGCGTCCATTAAGCCCATTAGAACGTCCCTCCGTCAATAGTAAAAGTACCTGCTAAAGTACCCGCTAGTGTTGTTGTTCCTGAAACAGTTAAGTCTGTTGTAACTACCGTAGGAAAAGTAGACGTTCCTGTAAAAGTAGGTGAAGCTAAATCAGCTTTACTGTTTACCGCTGTTCGTATGGCTACAAACTCTGTGTCAAAATCAGCACCCTTAATAAGTTTATTAGGGTTTCCTGACGCAAGACCGTCTTTAACACTAAAGTCCGTTGTTATAGTATAGTTACTCATTTATAAGGTTCTCCCTAATAACACTTTTAAATCAATTCGTTGTATAGAATAAGGACTTCCATCTATAGTTGCGTTTAATCCCATTGTTAAAACTCTACCGTTACCTGTACCGTTAGCGTGTGGTGTCTGTATGTATACACCAGAAGCATATTCCGTACCTACATATCCTGTTTCGCCCACTGCCGCAGTAAACTCTCCTATGTTAAACTCGCCTTCATTAGGCTCTAACGCAGGAGGAGTAATAGCAAAGTTACCTTCCGTATTAGGGTCATAGTCATAGTACCACCTTAGCACAGAGTCTTCACCTAAGTTACCCGCTACTGATACTTCCAGTTGTTTTAAAAACTTAAGGTTTGAAGGTTTACCAAAATCCATTGAATTGCTTTCATATTTCATTAAATATGTTCTTCGCTCAATGTCGGCAGGTTGCAAAGCATTACCACCGCTTTCTCTTGTAGAGTCATTGTATCCTGTATACTTATAAACACCAAACACCTGACCAAACAATATGTCACCGTTACGTCTACGCAGGAAACACTTAGGATTTATATCAGACCAAGTAGTTACCCTAGCTGAACCGTCAGGTAAGAGACTTCTCATGTCAAAACAATAAGCTAAGTTTTCGTCAGGTAACGACAACACATAGAAGGCTTCCTCAGGACTGTATATAGACTTAATAGGACCTGAGTGCCTTCCTACTTCAAGAATTAACTCATCTCTAATATTTTTACTAATGTCTCGCATAGGTGCAGACTTTTCTTGTATAACACGCCCTAAAGTCCTTACACCGTCTTTAGACAAGAATATAATGTCACTACCTGTATTTTGTACAGAGTCTCTCTCAATACAACCTACGCCCTCAATAACGTCGTGCAAAACCATAGTGGCAGGGCTTTCAGCACCAGAGTAAATTAAGATACAATCTTTACAGAATATAAACAAGAAACCGTTGTGTGCCGCTAGTGCAGTTACTTCATCAAACCCACTAGGAAACACTGTGCGTAAATCTAAAGAGCCTGATGCCCCACCATTCCAATGACCGCCTAATAGTGTGTCAGACCAATATACTGTGTGTTTATTGTCAGCAACGTCAGCCGCCCATAGTTTACCGTATGCGGCTATAATTTCATTGGCTTCTGGTGCTATACCGTTTGTGTGCTGTGCGTCTGAAAAAGCTACTAAACTACCACTACCTTCATATATTAAAGGCTCGTGTCCTCGTTGAAAAAAGTACGCTTTATTAGCAAGACTAGCCATTTTCCAGTTGTTAGCTGATATGTTATAACCCGCAGGTCTTACATCAACAGGATTTTCAGGGTCTTTAAAAATAAACCTATTATGAGGAAGACTCCCGCTGTCTTCTCCTGCCGCAAAGAAAACAGTAGACAATCCTGTATTAGATACAAACTCGTCTATAAACTCTACAGGATTATCATATAGTTGATTCGCACCATTACCTAAACTACCGTATGATTCAGTTAATAGTACACTTCCTTTGCGAGAACCAATACGACCAAACTTGTCAATAACACAGTTATTAGCCGTAGCCGCAAAAGAAGTATCAATAGCCGTAGGCGAATCCTGATTGTTAATACCAGAAAACGCAGGTGCTACAATAGATACTGCTTGTAGTTGTTGTGCCATTAGCAAACCGTCCAAGTAGTTTCAGAAGGGAATCGTGCCGCATCCATAGCTATAGCGTCAGCTAATGTAGAGTCAGCAATAGCAAATAGTTCCTGTGATGATGTACCACCTGTATCTCCACGCTCACGGGAAGCTAGAGCAACTGCATAGTGAATCACTGGTGCTGACGGTACATTAAGCACTGTAGCATCAGCAGTAAATGGTTGTGTTCTGTCTACCATATTAAAACGTAAAGCATATACACCGTCAGGAATAGGAAAGATGTCTGCAATCAAATAACCATTAGCATCAAAACCGTTCCAAGAGTAATATGTTGGTGCGCCTGTAGGTGCGTCTTGGTTTAGGAAAGCATTATTCATCCAAGAAGAACTAGCCTGTCGCATAAACGCATTAGATGTATCATTAACTACATCAAGAGTCTTACTGGCTGTCCCTGTGCCGTTTAACGCATAGCTAAATACATTAGCTTGTGTCTCTACAGTAAACGTAGTGCGTAAGGAAGACCAGTCCCAAGCGTCCTCTACAAGACGTTTAGCGTCATTAACAAAGTCACCAATAAGTTTAGTGTAACTATCAGCATTACCTACAGCAGTAGTCACTTCGTTCTCTCTAAGTC